GACATATCAATTCAAGCACAGTAGTTGTATTATCTGTGCCATTCATCATCATGTTTTTTATTTTATCGTTTAGTATAGCGTCAGGATATAGTAATTGTATCTGATCAAATCTAATATCTTTTCTTTCTCTAAACACATGATCAATTCTATCATCTGGCCCAGTGTCTAGTATTACATGCGGTAATGGTATTGCCGAAAACCTAATAGGGCTTAACGAGTCACCTTCTTCCGCAGCCAAGATACCAGTCCCAACAGCCAGATCCATAAACGATTCGTGTACTTCTTGAGAGAAGTTGGAATTTTGAAGAATCTCAAATACATATTCAGTTACCTCATCTAGTTCATTGTTTATAAAATCTCTTTCTTCTTTAGGAATCTCAGATCCAGAAGTTAAATCTGCCCACCTAGCAAAGTTAGGAACAAGACCTGACTGCAATCTTGACGCAAACTCTTGCACGCCTACAACAGCAGTCTCATCAAATATCTTGTCATCTCTACGTTGACCTATTGTCTCACTATAAAAAGATTCTCGTTGAGGCAACGCATACTCGTAACACTCTTCAAACAATGGTACAAAATTTTCTCTCTTAGCCTTGGCTCTTTCGTATTGCTCAAGGTATTTTTTTGCTACTGGATCGTCTATCATGTTTTATCCTATGTAAAATACTTATTATAATACCCGATGCCACCGCCAGACGTACCAGTAATTAAAGACCTTCTACCTTTACCCTTACTTCTTTTTTTCGACAAAGTAGAAATTGTATCCATTTGCTTTTGTTTACGCTTAGGAGCTTTTGCTAAAGGGCCTTTAAAGGGACTTCCCTCTACCTTGCCTAACATACTTGTCATTGCTCCTGCGAGCGCATTCCCCGTTAAATCTGCTGGTTTCTTTTTGACTGTCGGAGCCTCAATGTCTTGAGATAATTCTGCTTGTCTTTTTCTTTCAATAGAATCTTTATCTAAAGTAGAAACAGGAGCAGTAAATGTTTCGGCTTTTTCTTCCATAGCTGCTTCTTTTACTTCTTCAGCTTTTACAGCTTCAGTTTTTTCAGCTTCTTTTACTTCAACTTCTTGCTCTTCCTGCTCTACGTCAACTACTTCTTTTACAGGCTCTTCTTTTTTCTTACCGCCAAAACACATGATATACCTCTTTGTTGTTTATGCTCGATAACCACATAATAAATAATAGTTCAACGCACAATTACATGCGTGACCAAAGCCCTTGCCTACGTCTTGGTGTTTTTTGTTTAGCAAACACATCAAAATTTGTCTTGGCTACTGTAGGTCTAGCTGCTTGTTGATTGTTCATTAACGCTCTGCCCTCTCCTGCACCAAGAAGCATGTATTGTAAAGCATCATGTATGTGAGAAAACATATTTTTATCTGGTTTATCAGCGTATCTTTCCCCAGATACTTCCATTCTTCTGTACTGATACCCACCCTCAAAGCCTTTAATAAGCTGAACGCAACGCCTATCTACCAAAAAAGCAGGTTTTCCTTCGCTCATTTTGCTAAGCTGCGAATGTACCGACTCAAGTCTAAGGTCAACGGAATTAGACGGAGCGGGATATGCTCTAAGACCAGCACCTCTAAGGATGTGGAAAGGGGTAGACTCGTCGGTTTGCGCGCGGAAATCACCAGCAGGGTCGCCAAATATATGAACCTCAGAAGCTTGAGAAAACCGAGTGGCAATCTCTTCCCGAAGAACTTCAGCAAACCTAACAATGCCCATGTCAAACGCAACAATCTCTGCTTGTACAAACCATCTCCCCCTTACTTTCTGACCGATAACAGCGGCTGGTGTTAATCCAAAATCAAGCCCTACATAGAGAGGATTCCCTGCTGCTACAGGTATTTCCTCTTTAGCAATGTGTGTTTCACTTACAAACATAGGGTATATGGGCTTCCCATCTTTAATTGTACCTAGTCTATTCATAACATAGACATCAATCCAGCTCTTTGTTTTACCTTGTATTAGATTAGTATAATAAGAAGCCATCATGTTCTTACTATTCTCTGCACTCTTGTTTGATTTATAGCTTTCTATCTCACCTTCTTTAGTCTTAACCTCCACCATTGCAGAGGGTTGTGTAAAGAATCTCCAGTTAGTAGGCTTAACAAGCATCTTAGCTTGCTCTCTTGGTATATGATCTGGAACAGGAACTTCACCTGACATGATGGGCCACCAATGATCCTCCTCTGGAGCGTTGGTATCTGCTATGAATCCAGTCCAACTTGGACCTCCTTCACGCATAGAAGGAAACCGCCCTACGCGCATTGAACAAGCGTCCATGATGCTCTTAGGAATTTCTCTAGCTTCATTTACCCAGATGCCAGTAAGCTCGAGGGAGAGCAACTTCTTAACATCTTCGGGGCGGTCAAGGGCAAGGAATAGAACTTCCAAGTCTATGTCGCCCTTTTTAATGTGGTGTGTGTATGGAACTGACCAAGTAAACTTACCCCATTCATTCTCTGGGAACCAATCAAGCCAAGTCTTTATAGTTGTTGTTTTTAACTGTGGGTTGGTATTCCGAATGATAGCCCAGCGGCTACGTCTAATACCATTGTCATTCTTTTTTTGCAACAATGCCCTGCGAAACACTTCAATACAACACCCAACAGACTTACCAGAGCCTACTGGCCCACGAATACCACGAAAAAACGTGTCATCCTTCATAAATTCTTTTAAGGTTTCGCCATCAGGTTTGTATTTAAAGTCAATCACCTGTTAATTATTCCAGAGTCTACACCAACGCGTATCATCTTCTCAACAGTGGAAGGTGCTAGGGAGTCAATAAGTTTATCTGCCTCATAATTAGTGCAAAATTCTTTTGGGTAATGTTTAAAGTTAACAGTCTTAACAACCGTTCTTAAAACTTCTAACTCTGGCCTAGAAAGTGTTGTTATAAAACTCATGCTTTCTTCTTCTTAGGAAACCCAGCTTTCATATTTTTATATGCTTTGTCTGTAATGGTACTCTTAGCTTTAGTCCTACTAGTACCTTTTTTCTTCCTAGCATTTATGTTTGCGTATAAACCTTTTGCCATTACTTTTTCTTCTTTGCTGGTTTTTTCTTAACTGGCATTGCTGCTTTCTTAGCCGCTGCCATACCTTTAGGTGTGTATGCGAACTTCTTTCCTTTTACATTAGGCATTTTTCTTATTCCTTTTGCTGATTGCTGCTGCTTTACTTCTTGCATCTGCCTTGGAGGATGCACCCCATGCATTTAAACTAAGGAGAAGACGTGTTTTCTTACCCTTAGAATCTCTTTCTGGCCCACTATTTCCTGCCATTCTAGACAAGAATGAAGCACGTCTAGGGTTATCACCGCTACTAACTGGAGCCTTAAGTGTACCTTTTTTATAACTAGCTCTACCCTTGGCATTAAGACCGCCTTTAGGGTTCTTACCTTCTTTTCTAGTCCAAGCTTCTGTACTCATTTTGTAAATCCTGCTCCAAAATATAGCCCGACAATAGCACTAACCATGTGTGTGTCTAGGGGTGTAATAACAAACCCTGCGGCTTCTTTCCATACTACCTTCTCATCACCACCAAATAACCATGAACCAAAGCTACCTTGAACCTCAGTGTATCCAACAATAACACCTACCTCTGGGTAAAATATTGCAGCCACTTTAGGTAATACAATGATTGCTCCAACAGAACCAAGGGCAATGAGTCGACGTGTCCAAGCGAAATGCCTGTCCTTACTACCGTATTCTCTAGCAGTATTAACCGCCCCAGCGCGGAACTCTGAACGTTCCATTAACATCTTCTGATTAGCAATGCGTGCCTTTAATGCTTGACCCCAGATAGACATAACACCGCCTAAAAGCGTAGAGCCTAGCATAGTAATTAACTCTAGTGGAAAGCCCATTATTCATACTCCCTAATTTTTGGTACAATAGATTTACTAGGGTTTAATCTTCTCATGTTTTGTGATTTTAATTCTTTAACAGAACTACCTGCCCATTTAGGCTGATCATCATACGACCAAGTCATTCTTGAATCCCTGACATCAGCGTGAAGAAAGTTACCAGAATCATTAAACCCAAAGCCATTAAACCCATGCCTCTGTAAAGCACCAAGCAACTTCATCTTTTGTGTATTAGACATTCCCCTAGTAGAAATATCTACAGCCTTACCGTGGTTGTGTTGAGAGGTTTTTGATCTATCTTTCCATGCTTCGCCAACTCCAGTTAAAGCATCATTTATTAATAAAGGAACACCAAAGTCATTCGCTGCACCTGTTAATGGCCCAGATAATAAAGCATCTAGATTAGAGTAAGCATCTTTAGTAACATCTTTACCTATTGGCTGGTCTTTTCTTGTGTACGCAGAAGGTTTAAACGTAAAGCTTTCATAAACACCACCCATTAGAATACCTCCTACGATTAAAAATATGATTGCTTGTAACACACATCGAGCCTTTTTCAACAATAATGTTCGTTGTAGACCCTTACCGTAACCAAGCTTGCAGTTTTTGACCCCCCCCTGCCTCTACGAAAGGTCTATACTAACGCTAATGTCGCCAGCAACTTGCACCTGTGCGCGTTCAATAGGCTTGTATCCTGCACGATCCAGTATATCCTTAGACGCCTCTAGCTGTACATACTCCGACTTCGCGCCCTGCGCTAGTTTGCTTACCTGTGCGACAGCTTTCGTAGCATTCAAACCAATCGTCTCCTGTATCCTCGTCATCATATACTGCTGCACATGCGATAGCTTCAATGCCTTGCTAGCAGTCACTCTACCGCTATCACCCTTAGCATAACCTGCTTCAGCCGCAGCCTTTGTTATACTACACCCAGTTGCTACGAGGGTATCCACTAGTGCCATTTGTTTTGTAGTTAGTTTACGTTGTAATACATTCATCTAATACCTCCTAAGAACCCCCCTATAATCCCCCCACTGATGGCACGTCAATAACCCTTATGTCAACGCACAATAGTATTAACGCAACCCATTAACGCACAACACTACACGAATCCTTACACATATTCCCATAAGACTTAGGCAATTTCTTCGCATCATATTAATCCTGACCCATAGCTCACGTAT